GGTCTTGCAATTTTGTAGACAAATACTTGTCCAGTTTTTATAGCCATTTAATTATTTAATTTCTTCTTTTTCTTTTTCTGAAGTCTGAGAAGTTAACAGACTTATACTATGATTATATATTTTAAACATATGACTTAAGAAATCTTCTTTTGTCATATCAGATTTAGCAAAATTACAATATTTACAACAAGGAACTACATTATCTAAAGTATATCCCTTATTAGAATCTACTCTATCTAAACCATTATAAATATAATCTCCATTATATCCCCAAGTGGTTCCTTTTAAAATATTATTTGGTTCAGCTCCACAATATTCACAATTTTGTTTTGTTAGATTCTTAAATTCCTCCTTAGTTATTGTAAAATCAAAAGATCTTTTTTCATCTCTTTTTCTATAACTTCCAAAGACTTGATTTTCTAACATTTGCATTCTATTCTTATTATGAACTTTTTCTTTATTTTGTAATTTATGTTTATAATGTTCATATATTACATTCATAGAACTAAGTCCTTCTTCTTTTTTATTTGCTAATCCCATTTGTTCTGCTCTTGCTTTTTTCTTACAACCACAAGATATAATTTTTTGATTTTTTATATCTCTAGCTCTTCCTTGGAAGATTTGTCCACATTCACATTCACATTCATAAACTGTATTTTTTGTTATTCTTAGATTGGATGTCTCTGTAGTATAACCCACAACTTTCAAAATTTTAATTTCTCCAATTTGTTGTCCTACTACAGAGTTCCTTTCTTTAAAATTCTCGTCTAAAATTAGTCCTTTTACTTCTTTCATATTTTATATTTATTTAGAATACAAATATATGAAATTATTTCTAGATTACCAACTGAGGAGAAGTTATTTAACAAAATTTAACTATTACTATTTGGAATTATCACACCGCAGGATCGAAAATTATTTCGCCGCATCTACTAACATCCTTTATCCAAAGACCTGCTGTACCAGCAGTTACGAATTCAACTCCTGCAACTTTATTGTTAATTGCACCACCTTTAATAGGTTGACCTTTGTAGTTGATAGTACCTTCAATATAACCATACATACGTGTGTCTTTCACACTTAGCATAGAGATATTGTCTTCACCATCACTTTCACCAAAGTCAAGGAATGTCATTCTCCAAGAGTCAATTGGTTTGTTGGTATAAACTGGGTGCATTCTCTTACAGAATAATGCAGAGTCATAAAGAGGATTTATTACTAAATCTACTTCAATACCATTCAAACCTTGATAGTGTACAAATTGTGCACCATAACTCAAGTGTCTTACTGCTCCTTTACCTACACGTGAAATGTAGTTAGTATCTACTGTCAAGAATGAACTTGCAGATGTAGCTAACAAATTGTGGAATGCAATAGCACCCATTGAACCTGTCATAGCAGTAATCTTACGATTACCTTGAGATACACGTGAGAAGAATATAGCATCTAGGTAATCATATAACATAGATTCAGTCAAAGCACCATTGTAGTAGTGAATATGACCATCACGAAGTTGTTGTCTCAAACCTGGACCAGTTTTCTTCATACGTCCTGTGGTAGGATCCATAGAGGTTGTCTTTTCACCTTTCCACATTTGATATTCCATATCTTTATAAAGTTGATCTTCCAACTTAGCTTGTGCAATAGGCATAAATTTATCACCTACTTTCACCTTACCAGTTGATTCATCTTTATATGGAACTGGAAGTCCAATCATACGATTGTCTTCTCTAAATGCTTTATCAGTTACTGTAAACTCATCAGCAAAAGCACCTACTTGACATTCTAGTTCAAAGCTTGAACCAAACTGCATAGTACCAAAGTCTTGATTAAATTCACTTACTACTGATGTCCACACCTTAGTAAATTCCTTACCTGGATCTAATAGATTAGGTGGGAAGAATTTAGCATAATTATCTGTTTGTAATTTAACTACATAAATGTAGCCATTACCATCTTGAACTGGACCTTCAAGAATTTCTAGTTTGTAATCATCATGTTCACCTTCAATTACGTCAGGATACGTATACCAGCCTTCATCAAGCTTAATACGGAATGATTGTTGATTAATACCTGGAGTAGAGCTAGAAGTGATACCATCAAGAACTTCTACTGAACGTAGAGCTTTTTCTTGTGCACCTAAGAGTTTCCAACGATAAATCTCATTGTCAATCTCTACCATCTTACCCTTAGCCATAGTCATACCAATTAATGGTTTACCATTAAATATGTCTGTAGAAGAGAAAAGCTGACCCATCAACTTGTCAAATACGTGGGGTTTACCCATATCGTATGCCTGGACAAGCATATCTGAATCATAAAACTTTCCGCCAATAGCATCATACTTTCTCGTCTGAATAGCCGAAATGTTGTTAAATAGCATTTGTTTTTGTTTTTGTTGTTAATTAATAAATATAAATAATAGATTGTTATAAATCATTGAAATCTACAACTGAATCCCATTTAAATTTCCCTTTTTTATCCATAGTATCTTCTGCTGAAGAAGTGAATCTTTTAGATCCAGCTTGTACTCTACCAGCAATTTGTTTTAGATTAGATACTACTTTTGTTTTTTCTTTTCTTTCAAATTTAGACAAATCAAAGAATACTTTTCCTTTTTCATCTTGTGAAAGTGTATTAAGAAATGCTGATAGAGCAATTGTAAGTTCAGGTTGTTGAAGAACAACATTATTTAATCTAAAATTAAAATCTGTCATTATTTTACCACCTACATTTACCTGCTTGTATAAAGAATTAAGAGCTTTAGGTTTCTCATCTTTTCCAATTGGAAATCCACCTATAACATCATTCTTTTCAAGTAAACCATTTAAAGCATTAAAAGTTTCCTGAGCTTCTCTTTCCTTCTGAGCTTCTTGTTCTCTAAGTTCTAATAGATGTTCATTTCTACGTTTTTCACTTAATGCTGTAAGTTCATCCATAGCATCTTTAGATTCTTGCTCATCTTCTACATCCTCAAATATCTTATCAATCATTTTAGCTTTCTTTACTTCAGTAAAACCTTTTTCTGTAAAGAATATATCTAAAACCTTTTTTCTATCTGACTCTTTAGTTAAATCATATCTAGATGGATCAAATGCTGATACACCAAAATTATTCTTGAAATCTTCTATACTTTTTCCTTTATGCTCATAAAGATATGCAAATAAATCTTTTGCATTACCTATACCTGGAATTTCAGCATCTGGAATAGATTCAAATACTGTATTAACAGCTACTTTATTTCTAAATATTTCCGAATCCTGAATAGCTTTTTCTAAAGTTTCTACTTCATATTCATCTGGTAAGAATAAAGCACCCATTTCTCGAAGATCTACTACTTGTTGAAAAATAGCTTTTTGATCTTCAGTAATATCTTCATCTTCTTCCTTTTCAATTTCTTCTTTTACTTCTACTTTCTTCTCATCTTCTTTATCTTCCTCTTTTTCACTATTCTTAACAGCATTTCTAAGATCCTCCATAGGATCAATAGTAATAGGTTGTTCTAGTTCTTCAGATTTAGATTTGTCTTCTGGAGTCTTAAATGCTTCTTTGACATCTATAAAGTCGTCAAATTGCAATTCTAATGACAGTTCATCTTCATTCATTGTGTGTAAAGATAGTTAATTTTCACTAATTATCAAACTTATGACAATTAATTTTTAATTTATCTTATTTTTTGTTGTATTAATTTACCTATTTAACAATATCTTTCTGATATTTCTTTATATATTCTATGAGATTTAAAGAAATTTCTATTTTTTCTTTAAGAAATCCTAATGCAGCATTACAATTATTGCATAAAAGACCTCTAATTTCTCCTGTTTCATGGTTATGGTCTACACAGAGAGTATTTACTAATTCTGATTGATGAATTTTACATATATCACAACATCCATTTTGTTCAGTTAATATTTTATTATAATCATTTAAACTAATACCAAATTTAGTCTTATAATAAATATCTCTTTTTATTAATTTTTTTTCTGTTTCAGGTTTACCCCATTCATTTAATAAAATCTTTTTTCTTTTGAGTTTTAATCTTTCATTTTTTTCAAACTTTAATTGTTCCTTAAGAATTTTTAATTTCTCATCTTCTTCAATTTTTAGTTTTATTTCTCTTAATTTAGATTGTTCTTTTTCTAATTTAATTTGTTCTTTCTGAATTTTTAGTTCTCCTTTTAAAACTCTTAATTCTTCTTCCCTTTTAATTTTATTAAATTCTCTTTCAAAGTTAAATTCTTTTGCTAATATATTTTTAATTACTGTTTCTTCTTCTTTTTTATAATTAATATTATTTTCCTTACAAAAAATACATATCTTTGGTGTATCTGACATATTTCTTTTAAAATGATATTGAGCACAAAAATCACAGTACCATACTTTTTGTTCTTCCATTATATTTTATAAGATTTATACTTAAATATTCTACCAGATTTAGATTTTCTTTCATAAAAACCACCATTTGCATATGTACCCATAAGTTTTCCTGTCTTTTTATCAAAATTAGAGTTTTTTACTCCATAACCCAATTCATTTGCTCTATCTGCAAGCATATTTCTTTCTTTTTCAGGAAAATTACTATACTCATTACCAAAAGCATTATAAACTACATCTGTATAAGGGTCTTCATGCCCCTCTTTTCTAAAGACTGAATTTTTTTGTACTGCATAAGGAGCATAAGGAAAGTTATATCTTTCTGTTAAAACATCAGTAAAATTTCTATTAGATTTTGCTTTATTTTGTAAATATCTATCTACTCCTTCTGGAACAGACTGTAAATTATTATTATCATTTTGTGTAGGATAAGCTCTAACAAGAGGATTCATTCTTACTATTGCTTCTCTTTGAAAACTAAACTCTTCTTCCTGGTTATTAGTTATAATAGGTGGATTAGTTTTACCTCCATCTGCATATTTCTTTAACTTCATACTATATTTTCTTTAATTCTTTTAGCAATAGTTTTTAATATATCACTGTATCCTGGAGCTGTAGCATATCCCACCCTAGCTATTTCTTCAAAGAATTTATCATAATCATTTCTAACTAACCATGCTTGAGTATATCTCTTATTCTTTTGAAAGAATACTGCGTGATCATTAAAACTATCTTCAGGAGTATTATACTTTCTAAAGTAATCTTTTACAATATATTTATATAGTTTCTTTACAGGATCAAATACTTTAGATATAACTTTTGGAAATTTAGCATCAGGATTTTTAAGATATTCTGTAGTAGTAAGTAATTGTTCATTACCATTTACTCCATCTGTATCTTTAACTCCAAAGAACATATTTCCTGGTGCTCTTTCACCCCATCCAGATTCTAATGCTGCTTGAGATAATATAGCTATTGCTGATAATCCTGTTTTATCTTCCACTGCTTTAGCATAAGGATAATATGATATTACAAAATCTTTTATTTTCATTTTTTAGTTGTTGTTGGTTTTTTCTTTGCTGCAATCTTTTTTACTGCAACTTCTTTTTCTGAAATACTTTTATCATTCTTCATTTTTTCTTTCTCAACTTCAAGACTTTCTTTATGTTGTTTGTCTTTGATAGATATATCTTCTCTCTTAATATTTTGATCTTGTTGCTTAAGGATAAACTCTCTATCAGCTTTAGTAGTTTCGAGTTCATGTTTCATATATTCTAATGGTGTATCATCTTCAACTCCTTCAATTATTTCTTCAGGTTGAGATTGTATTTCCATTTGTTTAAGTAATATTTGTCCATCAATCTTCATTTGTTCTAACTGAATTTCATGTGCTTGTTCATCTTCTCTAGCTTCAAGAGTCATTTGTGTAATCTTCTCTTGAGATTCATTAGCAGCTTGTTCTTGAGCTTGTTGAAGTTTATTTCTAGTATCTTCAATAGCTTTAAATTCTCTTTCTAATTGAGACATAGAAGTAGCTCTATATAATTTAGCTATATCACTTACTGTACTACCATTCTGTATAAAGTCTAAAGCTCTGGCTCTAATTTGTTCCATATTACCTGCATCATTAGGATCATCTGTAATAAATACTCCTAAATCTGCATCAGTAAGTTCTTCTGGATTAAGTTCAATTATAGATCTTGACATATCATCTAATACTACAGGAATCTTCTTAGGTTGATCCTTATAGCATAATTGAGCTGTTTCTACAAGACTAGTTAATACTTGTTCCCATAAACATGTATGTGCATGAAATAATATTTCTGTAATGTGAGAAGACTGTGTAATATTCTGTTGAGCATTAGTTACAGCTTCATTACTACTAGTTTGACCTTCTCTTTGTCTTGTAACACCTGATACTTCAGATATTTGTTCATCTAATGCAGCAAGAATCTGAATATAGTTATTTACGTGTGCCATCACACTTCTATCTTCAGTAAATGCTGGACCTTTAGTACCAGATTGATTTCCACCTGGATTTCCCGTATTATTTTGATTTGCATCATAGAATCCTAATCCCTGATTATAATAATATAACCATTGTTCATTTGTAAGAGTCTTAGGAATCATAGACATATCAATCATAGTAAGTGGAACTTTATCCGCTGCAATGATTTGTTTCATTTTATGCATTACTATAAAATATAGATACTGGAAAGGTTTCATTCTATCCATTGTAGATATATTAGGTGCATTCATAGCATTATATACTAATCCATGATAACCTAATTTAACTTTAAATGGATCATTTAAACTTCTTGATTGATAAGGTTTAGGTCTAATATTTACATAAATATCTCCACTAATCTTAGTACCTTCCCATACTTCAGGAAGCCATGTTTTTTCATATTCAAATGGAACTCCAGTTTCATCAACCCATACTTGTTTAGTTTTCTTATTACCAAATAAATCTTCAAATCTTACTTTACTAGCAATAGAGGGAGCTTTAAATGTTTCATCAACTAAATCTAATTGCTCTTCACCATCTTGATCTATATATTTAAGAAATCCAAATTCTCTTTGACTTCTCCATTCTACATGAACTACATCTATATCATTTAAAGTAGAAGGTCCATATGAACCTGTATTAATTAATCCTGTAGCTCCTTTAGTCATTCTCCATTCAAGAGATTGATTAAGTCCATCAAGAGTAATTTCAGGTTTAATGAAACTATCTGTAAGACCATATAATCCACTTGCAGATTGCATTTTATCAATCTTACTTTTTTGTTCTTCAGTAAGATCATCTCCCCATTTATCTAATACATCTCCAGGAGTCATTCTAGTTCTATATCCAGCAAAATAACCATCTTGTACAAATTCTACTTCAGAAGATTTTTGAAATGAAACTTTAATAGGATTAAGTAATTCTACTACAGGTTCTCCATTTATAACTCCTACCCATACAAATTCTTCACCTGCAATAAGAGCATGTTTAAATCCATCGTTCTTCTTTCTTTTAATTCTTAATTTTCTATTGAACCATTGAAGTAATTGATCCATCATAATCTCAACTCCATCTCTCCATTCAGTCTTCATATACTTCTCAATCTGTTCAGGAGAAAGTATTTCATCAACTTTTTGTTGAAGTTCTTGTTCTAATTGTTGTTTCTCTTCATCAGTTTGAGGAGTTTGTTGTTCAGGTTCTAATAGAGATAGAAATCTTTGTTTAACTTTTTCTAATTCTACATTGAGAGTTTGCTCAATATATTGTTTATGTAGTTCTTTTCTCTTTCTTGTATAAGCATTTACAGCTTGTGAATTAACTAAATAAGTTCTAAAATTAAAAGGACGTTTTAATTCTTCACCAAGTAAAACATTTATTTTATTATAAGTTTTATTATATGGTTGTATTTTATCTTGAAATTCTTCAGCAGTAATACCAAATGGATTACATTCTCTTTCAAAATCACTTTGATCTATCTGATTATTATATAATCTATAATTAGATAATTTTCTTTGTACATCTGTATGATACCTACTACCTTCAGAACTAAATTGATACATTCTTATTGCAATAGCATCAATGCAATTTTTCCCCCAACGATTATCATCTTTTATTTTTTCTCTAAATGTTTTTCTCTGTTGTGGTAATACTACTGATAATTGAGCACACATATATTTATTAATTTTAAATCCTCTTTGTTTTTAAGTATATAATATTTTTTTCTATATACTTTTAAATAATATTTCTTTGATAATCTTTCTGTTATAGCATTTTCTATAACATTAAATTTGATAGCTAGTTCTTTTCTTCCTTCATATTTTATAATTTCTTTATTTTCTAAATTATAAAGATATAAAACTTTCTTTTGAATTTTTGAAATAACTTCTTTTTGATATTGTGATAATTTTCTTCCCTTATTAGCTTTACTTATAGCTTCTTTATGTTCTTTACTTATAAGTTTACCTTTACTACTATTAGATATTTTTATTTTTGCTTCTTTAGATTTCTTAAATCCAATATGACCTATTCCACCATCTGTTAAATTATTTAGAATAAATCCCCATTGTTTAAATTGAGCTATCCAATATTTCTCCCAAAACTCCCAATCATTTTCCTCAACTTCTTCGATTAATTCTATAATAGATTTAAGATTTTGTTTTAATAAACTATTAATCCAGTTAGAATTATGATGGTTATGTCTTTTACAATCATGTATATGACAATTTAATCTTGTATTTAAACTTTTGATTGTTTTTCCTATATATCTAATTTGTTTAGATCTTGGATCTATAAGACTATATATTTTAACCATTAATTATAGTTATATTGTCTTGTTTTATTCTTATAAGCATTAGCTATACTATTATTTAAAAATGTAAGTATATTATCCTGCTTGTCATTTTCTTTTACTAATTCATTTTGATATTGATTATATTTTTCTCTTAAAGCTATTATACATTCTGCAAATGCTAATACACTATCAAAGTTACCATCAAAATCAAATGCTATCATTTCTTGAAGTAATCTAGTATCTCTTATTAGATTTAGATTTCTTACTATCTTACCTTCTTCAGTTGTTCCTCTCTCTTCAAGTAACCACTCTCTTACATATTTTAAAGCCTCAAATTTCTGTTCAAAACTTTTTAGTGGAGTACCATATAATAATGTTCTACTAGTAGTTCCTGAACTCTTAGAATTTAAAACTGTTTCAGGTTGTACCATTAATAAATTGAGTTTTCTTTTCTTCTCAAAGTATTCTTTAACATTACCACCTCTTTCAAAACTTAGCATTCTATTGTGATTACCATACCACATACAAAGTTTTTCAAGTAATTCATTTACAGGTTCTCTACCCATATAAGGTCTACCAATATATGTAGCTACTAATTCATTACCACCATATTTTTTAAGTCCTCCAGGTATCTTTAATACATGTATAGCACTAAGAGATAATCCCGCACCTTCAGTATCTGAATCTACAGGGTCATGTCCTATTACATAAATATCAGGAGTATATAATTTACCTTTATCAAATTCTTGTATGGGAGGTTCATAAACTATTAAAGCACCTTCTTGTTCTTGGTGCTTAGGTGTAGGATAATCTATAATTGGACTTAATTTAGAATCAAGATCTGGTCTAAATCTAACTCCACAATCTGTACTAGAATCAAAAGTTAATGTTCCAACTACAAAATAATTCTTTCTATTTCTATCCATCAATACATTTCTATATTGATCTTCTAATTCTGCAATAGGAAGAATATTTCCTTTCTTAGTTAAAAACATTTCTGAAGGTCTCATAGGATAGTTCATGAGCTCACCTTCATAATTATTCATGTCTTTAGATTCTTTAGCCTTCTTTCTTCTCTCTAAATAGTATTCTATTGCACCTTCTACATCTGTATTACCATTTTCATCTTTATATGAGTTGTTAGCATAGTATGCAGGAATAAAGAATCCAATTCTTCCACTATTCTCATAAGTATCATCAAAAGATACTATATCATAAGCATCAGGATCCATAAACATCTTTCTAGATTCTTTTACTTTCTCTATATCACCTGATGTACCAATATATATCATTACACCAAACTTAATACTACCTTTCTCACAACAAGCTATATTAGAGTTATGTGTCATAGTAAGACTAGGATTAAGTCCACATTCTTCTACTGTCATAATTGTATAACGACCACCAGCTGCTGCTGTAGGATTATCTTTGTAGTTAGTATGAATAATTTTAGACTTAGTTCCAAACTTTAACCATCTACCATTAATTCTTTTCTCATATTGATGCATCCAAGGACTCTTAGAGTTGTTAGGAGTTAAACTACCTGCCATAGTCTTATAGAATGGCATAGGTGTATAATCATCTTCACTTTCATCTCCCCATACTCCTAATTCATCATCAGTAGCAAACGCATTCATACATAATTCAATCTTCTCACATAACTCTGAAGATTTATTAGATTCCCATGAACCTATATTAACATGGACTTCGTGAGGTTTCTGTATGATTTCATCTGTATAATATTTAGCTCCATCAAAACATATCTCATGCAGATTAATACCTAATCCTACAAAATAAGATTTACCTGAACCTCTGGATCCAAATATCATTATATTTTTTGTGTTATTATCATATAGAGGAGGACCAAGAGGTTTATCTTTTAATCCACGTATATTATCTCTAACATCTTTAAATTTCTTTAAACTTCCATCTTCTTTATAACATTCTATAGGAAGATTTCTAAGTTTTTTTCCATCTTCAACATCTTTTACTTTAAGATTACTAGTAAAATCAGGATCATCTCTCCATCCAGAGAATCCTCTAGCCTCTAACATCATATAAGCTATTTCCCATTCTACATCTCTAAGTAATGGTCTAATACTTCTACGTGTTTTAGTAGATTCATTAACATCCAATATTCTACAAAAATTAATATAAAAAAATAAAAAACCTGGCATATATCTATATCCATCAAAGTCATTAGCCCATAATCCTTCTATACATTTAGTTTTAGCATCACGCCAAAATTCTAAATATTTAGTGGAGTCAGGATGTAACTTTGGAATATCAATTATCCAAGTTCTTCTACTTTCTATCTTAATCCAATTAGCCATTCTTAACTTTTTCTTCTATTATTCCTGTAATATGTCTTACAATTTTACCCATTAATCTTTCTCTTTCATTAGGATTCAATTCTTTATAAAGAAGGAAAGCTCTCTCAACAGGATCTATAGGTATTTCTTTATTCTCATTAATATTCTTTGTACTAATCATAAACATTCTTTTTTAGAACCATCTTCATTCAATTTACAAATCTCTGGTTCTATATATAATTCAAGAATAGATTGATTTTTTAAATGTTTTACAATCATTTTACTTAGATCTTTAATATCTTTTTCTCTCAATAGAGTAGTAATGTTATCATATATATCCCATTTTAATAAGGTATAGAATATATCTTCTCTATCTTTTTTTGTACCATTAATAAAAAGATCTTTACTACAAGCACTACTACTTTCTCCCACTTTTAATATAACAGATGTATTCATCATAATACTTTCTTTTCTGATAAGGATTCCTTACGTCCTCCTTTAATAGCTCCTATCTTAGTTTCTTCTAATAATTGTTGTTCAATTTCTTTAAGCTGTTTATATATAGCAGCTGAATTAGCAAACATCTTATCAAAAGTAGCAGCATTCTTTTCATTATATTTTGTATTAGATATAAAGTTATCTCTTTCCTCTAACTTCTTAATAAGTCTATTATAACTATTCTGAAGTTTAGTAAGCATTTTATCTTCATATCCATTTATTAATTGTTCTATTGACTTATCTTCCCAATTAAATTTATCATCCTTAAGATAATTATCTTTAATTTCTTTTCTTCTCTCTGATGTAAACATCCTTGAGAATCTAGATTCAGGATCACAGAATAGATATATAGCCCACATTACTCGTGAGCTATATTCTTTATTCTTAGATAAATCAGATTCATAGAACTTACTGAAAGGTGATAGATACTTTAATTCTCTATTACATTCCCAAAAGTTATCATCAATATTAACTGATTGTAGAAACTGATTCATCTTTTACTTCTTCTTTAACTTTTTTTAATTCTTGTTCAGTAACTTGCTTTTGAATTTTTTCTAATAGAGGCATACCAAATTTAGTTGGTAATTCCAATATTGATTGTCCCAGCATCTGGATTTCCTGAATTGTCAGATTTAAGTTGTATTCCATTTTGTAATTTATTTTGATAATAAGATGTTATACCTGAATATGCTGTACCTGTAACAAATAAAGGAGCAATTAACATTGTTATTGTTGGTACATCTAAATCTGGATGAAAAAATTTCCAGATACATGTAGCAGTTGTTAATATACATCCATTTGATATACAAACTATTTCAAGAATTCTTTTTCTTGAAGGTTGTTTATTTTCATCTTCAATTACTGGTCTTAGATATTTCAGTATCATTATTATCTTCTATTTTCAATTTTGTTTTATAAATTTCCCATTCCTGTTCTCCCATTAAATCTGGAAGAGCTTTATTTTTATTACAAGAATATCTTACATAAAGTTTTTCAGGATAATCACATTTACAGAAGAAACACTTACCATTTATTGCACATTCTTTAGGACATTGTGTAGCTCTAAATAATACTTGTTCTTGTTCATGTTTAGGAAGTAATCCTAGATTATCTTTAAACCTTTGAATATTTCCTGATATGAAGTTACCTATGTTCTCTAATGTTATATCTTGCCAAATCATTCTTTTATTCTATATTTTTTATTAAAAGGATTATGTATTTCTTCAATTTCTTTTAATATATTTTCAAATTGTTCTGAATATTTCATGAAAAATATACTAGATTCTTGTCCAAACATATAACCATCTTTAGGTTCCATACAAGATTTATCATATAAACCATCATCTGTTAAAGTCCATCCAAGTTTTAAAGCTTTATCTTTAAATTCCTCTAGATTCATTATTGCTTAATACCTTTCTCAATCATGTTTTCATTTATGTTGAAGTAGTTATCAAATACATCATCATAGTAATCTTGTGGATTCAACCATGTTCTTTGTTGCATTAGATTAAGACCCATCTTAAGATCTACTATATCTCCTACTTTAAACTTAGCTTTAAATCCTTCAGAGCATTGTTCTGATACATAATTAATTACTCCTCTATATTGATATTGAAGAGGATTACTCATTGTCTTAATCCTTCCTGATTCTTTATCCTGATAAGGTAAAACTAGTTCATTAGATACAAATAATCCACTCATTAATTTATATTGAGGTTGTTTATAAAGTCTAACTACTACTACATTACCATTAAAATTATAACCACTTAAATCTGTTGTATTTGATAGATTCTTATTATAATCTTCTACTTCTTTAATTTCTCTAAGATATTCTTCATCAGATTTAACATTATTTTCCTGTTTCATCTGAATCAATCTCTTACCATCTAAATCTACTATATCTTTATTAGGAAGGGAAATCTTTGGTTTATCTTTCTTGCCTCCATCCATATAGAAATTATATTTCTTACTACCTTCAATACTGTTTGATTCTGCGTTAAATTCCATATCCTATTACTTTTTTTCTTTCATTTGGTCTGATAATATTCAATATTGATTCATAACTCCCTTTTATCACGACCCACTTCCCTTCATTTTTGTGAAATACTTCACATTTGCTTTTATAAGGTTTACCTGTTTGTGTAGGTACTTCTCTTACATCTGTTATATTGTATAAATCTGTTACATACCATTTCCTAGAACAATTCTTTTTCTTTAGAACCCATTCAGGCTCTCCTGAATCAAGAATTTTCTCTTTGTGTAAATCAAAAAGTATTTCAAACTCATAGTCCTCTTTCACCAAGTTTACGATTCTTTCTTCTATTTAAAGATTTCCAAAGATTATTAATTTGTTTTTCTTTGTAACAAAGACTTCTGTAGATATATAAATATCTCATCCAATCTCCACCTTCTCTAAGATAGTTTTCATTATATTCAAATCTCTTTCTTAATTCATTTGTAGCAGCATTAAGATTAATTTGGTCAAAATATAATGTACCAAATCCTCCTATAAGTATATCTTTAGCTGTATCTTCCTGTACTACTTTCTTTACACCTTTCCAGAAGTCTAAGTGTATTTGCTTTACTGTATCTTCTGTTATGTTATGTTTTGCAGCTACTTTCTTATATACTTCCTCTATACTCATGTTAATTGTTCTACTCCAATTATTCTCACTATTTCATTATCTGTGTCAGCATCTACTACAATCTTTAATCCATGGTATACATTCAAATCTCTATCTGAAGGTACACCTAATTCTTCTCTAAGCATTGCTAGTGAGTAAGTATCCATCTTAATTAACAGAGCTTCCTCATCATTTTCCCACATGTAATCTCTGATTTTCTCATCAATCAGATCTCTTATACTTCTCATTTTATATTAAAATTAAACTTAAAATCTACTGGTTTACCAGAATTTGCTATTTCAATTACTTTGATTAAATTAGAATTAAGATAACTAACTCTGTCTGATTGAGTTAGAATTAATCCTTTTTTCTTTAATGATGTAAGGTGTGTATTTATAGTTGTGAGTTCAATCTCCTCACCTGTTCTTCCTTTTACATTAGATATAACCTGCTCTTTTCCAGCAGTTGAAAATCTAGTGATTTTATATTTATTCTGATCTAAATCCAAGAACTCTGATAATAGCTCAATTTCCCTGCTATTTAACTTCTTGTGTTTATCTTCAATAACTATATTATAAAACTGGAAAAACTTAGTATAAAACTCTCTTTTACTAATATCATTATACTTCTTACTAATCATGATACAAAGGTAATAAATAAATTCTTATTTTCAAACTGTAATAAATAAATAATTTTATTAGAAAGATATGTTATCTTCATCATTTAGTTGTTCTTTAATTTTCTCATTTCTCAAAAGACCTTTTAATTCAAATTGGAATGTATGTAATAGTGCTATTTCTTCAGGATAATTAATCTGAACAAACTCTATTAAAGTTTCTAACTGAATAATCTTAATTAGAATACTAAGTCTTTCTGCATCAATATTAACTATTTCATTTCCAGTTATAGTACTATTATCATTTAGATAATTAACAGCTTTCTCCATATATTCTAATTTTCTTCTTTAATTTTAAACCAATCTTTAAGTGTTTTATCTGTATAAATTACTCTACAACCTTCTTGATTCTCATAATTCTCAATTGGTCCATCCCAATATGGGTCATATACTAGACTAAATGTACCAAAATCTCCAAAAGATTCTTTAACATCCCATTCAAGTATTATTATCTTAGATTCCATGTACTTTAATTTTTATATTCTTATCAGGTTCAATACCTTCTTCTTCACATATAGTTAAGTATCTACTCATAAGTTCTTGTAAATCAACTAAATTAGATCTATATATAATATAATCTCCTTCTCTAATTACTTTAATGTTTAACTTCTTGTTATTCATGTAGTTAGTACTTGTATTTAGGAATAAGAGTTTTATACCTAGTAAACTAGGACTCTCATATTTTCATTAAACTTGTCTTGCTTTTGAACCTTTGAAGAGACATTTCAAACTCCACCTTATATTTCTACTTAGGTCTTGTTCTAGCCGCAAGGAATCTTTCACTCTTAAACCACGCTGGGTAGATTCACTCTTCTATAATTCATCCTTTAAATTAGCATCTATATTAGTTCTTCCTAAAATTTCCTTTCGTGTCAAAAGAAAGAGGATATAGAATATATAATTCAAGACTTTACAAATATAATAAAAAAAAAGTCAATTACCAACTATTTAGGTAATTATTTTGTTAAAATTTAAAAAATATTTTTTTCTAAAAATTTTTGTGAGGAAATGAGATGTTAGGGCTAGTATCAAAACATCCCCCCTTCCTGATGATAACTAAAACAACCCGCCATGATACTATTAGAACAATTTAAGAAAGAATTAGGAATTACAGAGCTTAAATTTGTAAAATCTGCCAAGACAGGCAGACAATTTGCAACTGTAGGCACAGTATTAGTAATGATTAGCATTAAGGGTATTGACAAGAGCAAACCTTTATATGTTACAACTGCTACTACTATTAAAGAGCAACAAGCTTGCTTTGTAGTATGTAATTCTACATTAGTTGAAGGCGACACACTTTAGTGTGTTGTCTCATCTATAGTGTAATCAAATCACTTCATATAGAGAGTATAGCATTGTTGGACATTAACTGTCATTAACCTTTGTTATACCTCTCTGTATGATTATCTTATTTATTTGAATAGGCTTATATTATGAATGTTGTGCCTTAAACAACTGAAATGGTTACTGCACTGATATACTGCGCCACAGTAAATAGTATATTACTCTTTTAATTGAATTGATTCATATAGAATAGTGATTATAACTAAACCTATTATTGAGTGAGAGTCTTACTATTAATATAGTATAAGAATGAGTGATTTAGTCTCAATAAAGTCCAGAGTTATACTTACTATTCTATTTGAATTCAATAATTTGATTTGTAATTAGTTGATTGTCAATTGATTATATGTAGCCTAAACAACTACTCTACTATATTGCTTGTTTTCATTCATCTCATTTTACTTAACCCAAAAAGGTTGTGTGCTCTATAGCAACAATCTACTAAATTAACAACTCATGCTAACCTTAACTGTAACAGACGAACAACTTCAACAAGCTTTTGAAAAATCTGATGAGCTTCTTCCTTCAGGCACATATCTAGCTACTAATAACGTAAGGCATTCATGTAAATTGGAATATTCCAAGCATACTGGAAAGTATTATTGGGATATTTTTGGTCATAATGCTCATTACACCACAGTTGAAGAGGCTATAAAGTCTCTTCCAAGTTTTATTAAAACTGTCTAACCTCATTGAGTTTCAGGGGAGATAATATCAAACCTGAACTTTTAATTCATTTAATCACTTGATAATCAAATACTTATGTATAAACTATTGATACTCAGCATGTTATTATCTAGCTGCTCAAATAGACTATTATTGAGAGAATATCAAATATCAATTAATGATTCTACTACTATAATATATAGTAAGCATAGAATAGTTGGTATTATTCCATTTGATAGTAGTTCTACATTAGATAAGCTATTAATTAAAGATAACCTTTAAATACTATATATTAGATTTAAAGTTGTGCATAGTGAGAAAATGCCTTGTGCTCACAGCTATTATCCAAAGTAAGGATAGATAATAGTAAAATAGTCCTTATTAATCAGACTAATTGATTATACCAACATCTTGTTTAAGGGTTGCAAACCTTTTATAAGCTCTGGAGATACTTAAAAAGAAAGATTTAAAAGCTCTCATTAAACTTGATCAGTTTACTAAAGGATTAGTCCCTTTAGGCTTGAGGGTGATATTTACTTACCCATTTTAGTGAGGGTCTACAGAGAATAACTAACTCTTGAGTGTTAAGAAAATTACATCTTAATTAACACAATAATAACTCCAGTAGTAATATTGGTCATACACAGAAAGGATTAATGTGTAGAACTTGGGTGATGTCCAAGATATATTAAGTGTTTAGTCCAAACACAGGCTGATGTGGATATAGCCTAAAATTCTGAACCACATCTAACATTATGTAACAATTATTATTTTATCTTTCTGCCAGTTGAGTGATAAGTGAACACAATAAACTGAAAAGTCCTGAAAATGTTGAAAGAAGGAGGAAGTGCGGATAAACATTTGAAAAGTAGGGTAATCACATATACCGAAATTCTTTTTTTAAACAGTCTTTTGGGAGACTATAAACAGTGTTAAGCCCAAAGCGTCACATAATTATGTGGGTCACAATTAAAAAACTAATACTCATGAAAAACATACAATTAAACACAGGACTTATCTTTATAACATCTGAAGATGTTTATTGGAGAAATGGTAAAATAGCTGTTAAAAGAGGAGAAGATTGGGAAAATACAGCTAATGGCACTATTGAAGTAAATAATAAGACTGTTGAAGCTAAAAATTTCTTTTGTGAACAAAGAGATGTTGTAGCTGAATGGTCTATTTAATCTTCTTTTTAATGTGAAGCCTCTTGAGGACTGTTGTCTTTGAGAGGTTTTGCATTTACTTTAAATAATTACAGAATAACAGACTATCAAGAGTAACTACACCAAGTTATGCTCATCAAGGATTGCAACCTTAGACATAGTTGTATTATCACTGTAATTATTTTTAATGTGAAGCCTCTTGAGGACTGTTGGAAAGCCATTTACTTGGTTTTTCTATGTCTTTGAGAGGTTTTGCATTTGTTTTAACAATTGGGTGTTAGAAGTCTTTGTTGAAATATACATTGTTATTCCCATTAAGTCCAATTAGAAATCCTATTTATAACAAACAATTTGTAGAGTAGTTGACTACAGTCTGAAGTAATAGGCACAGAGATTGCTCAAGGGTAGCTCACCTTGTAAAATAATAAGAGTATATGTAACAACAGAATGTGCCATAGGTTTATTGATTTTACCTTATAAGAGCCAAAAGTAAAGCCTAATCAGCAGGATAATTTTACTAATCAGCACTATCCGAGAAAGGTGTGCAGATTATTTTATCTTTTAGTGGGTTACTAAACCAAACACTTTAAATAACGGGAATAGGGGTTTGTAGGTTTACCATCTTAAACTTGCATTTTTAACACATTTTAAATCAAAAACCATGAACCAAGATAAATATTACTTTTTGTTTAAAAAGAATTACATTAGACTAAAAGGTGTAAAATCACACCATAAAGGTGAAAGTCTAAGAGGTAATGGTAAAGTTTACAATCAAATACAGGTTAGACATGTAATGTCTGGACTTTGTAGGTAAAGATAATTTTCATAGCAAGTGAGCGTTGTAGCTCAACACCCTAAACTTTATCCATTTTATTAGGGAATAATGGCTGTATATGAACCAGTTTGTAGAAATACACTGCGAAATGTGAGTTAGGCAAGTTATAAAACTTGTAAAAACAGATACAATGAGGCTACTAACCTTATTAGTGGAAATTCTGTCATAAAGCATCCAGAGGCTTTAATTTTTTAACAATTATTCATTTCTAAAATACGTGTCTTTGGTTATTCTTAGACTAGCAAGTCCATTGCAAAGAGAAGTAGGAGAAATACCTACATGGAACTGTTTATGGGACAAGGTCTCATTTAGATTGACTGTCTACTGGATAAATGGAGATATTAAATCATCGGTGCTCCAATCAAGTCTATTTCTAACTATAATTATTACAAGAAGGTTATAGGACAGCCAAGCCACCTGCAAGTTGAATAAGTTAGGGTGGTATTATTTTTATTACATTTGTTTTTCTTTATTTGTTAAACTCTAAAAACCCTATAAATTATGTCAGCAGATAATGGAATTTACATTGCAAGATTTAAAGATGGTAGTAAAGTAATTCACGCTCAAGCTATTGAAAACCTATCTTATAGATGGTCTGATAAAATAGCTGGCTATAATTATGCTACTGTTTACCAATACTATAAAGATTTACCTCTGCTATCTGATAATGAGGCAAATAATAAAGCTTTTGAATTAGAAAAAGAGGTATTATCTGATGAATATTGCCCCATTTTAGAATATGGTATTAGTTCAGTTGATTTTACTAAGATAACTTGGGATGAATTAATACAATTAGCTAAAAAAGATGCTGAAATTGAGTTACCATTTATGAGGCTAAAACCTGATTTATGGAAACACAATATTGAATCTTTTGAGGAAATATTAGCCATTCCTTAATAACTATTTGAATATCAAGGAGTTATAGAAATATAGCTCTTTGGTATTTTTAGAGAAATATAAATAATGGTTCAGGAAGTCCATTAAACAATGAGGTAGCCTCTCAACTATTTATATTTTCTTTATTGTATTTAATGTTTCTTTTTAACCCTTTAAAAACCCTAAACTTATGAAAAAATTATTTAATATTGAAGTAACAGAAGATGAAAATGGAATGAGAACTGTTACAGTAGTTCCAATAGAACTAAATCCAACACAACAAGATGTTTTAGAAGCATTAGAAGACTGTAAAGATAATGAAATAAATAGTTAACTATCAGGAGTGGAATATTAATTTATTCTTTAGCTCTTGATAGTTTTTTAACAATTTAAAATAATACTTATGAAATATTTACTTTTAAGTTTAAGGGTTTTTTACATAGCTTTAGCTTGTCTAACTTTTGCTTTACTATTAATACCTTACTTTCTTTACTCATTTGATTCTAAACAAGTTAATGAAAAATTTGAAAAGTTAATAGACGTGTTTAAGGAAGATGGTATTGGTTTTTAATTTCTTTTATTTAATACTATTCTATTTTTTTAATTCACTTTTAACAAATAAACTATGACATATATTGTAATTGAAACTTTTGACTCTTTATATCCTGTTATTGTAACAGATATAGAGGGAATGCCTATAATATTTGATGAAAAAGAAGAAGCTGAAATAGAAGCTGCTGCTTGTCAAAAAGGAATTGTGGTAGAATTACCTTGAATACTTGGTTAAAGTTAGTTAGGAATAGGATAGTGAGAAAACAACTGAATGTATAACCTATAAATATGGATAAATAGAGCCTTGCTTTTTAAGCTATGGGAAGGGTTATAAGCTAAATTAGCTTCATTTTCTCTATTATTGAAACAGCATATATCTTATTTCTATACTAACTTTAACTAATCTTTTTTAACAATTTTAAAAACAAACCTATGCAACACTTATTTGTAGAATATCCAATAGCTTTAGAGCTTAAAAATAAAGGATTTAATGAGCCTTGTTTTGCTGCTTATATTGAAATGGCAGAAAAAAGGTTTGATTTTATGTTAAATAGTGAATGGCAAGCTATTGATGATTCTATAGGATTAGGTAATAACCTTATTACAAATGCTCCTTTACATCAACAAGTAATTGATTTTTTGTTAAAATTTGGATATTTTATTCAAACAGGTATATGTGGAGATGATACAATATTTATGGTAATATATCATAAAAATAATGGTATCATTTACAATGAAAAAGGATTTAAAGATAATTATGAAGCTCTAAATAAAGCAATAGAAGAAGCATTAAAACTTATTTAACAATTTTGACTTATTTGTAATACTATTGAACTTCAGTTAATGAAGCTATTCTAGTGTCTGTAAACACATAACTCAGACTATTATAAATAAGTCTTTTTAACCCTTTAAAACACTAAAATATGCCACCATTAAAAACATATTTTGATGACCTTGGAGATGCAGACCCATGTGAAGAATGTGGTGCATACTCTGTAATTAAATGTAATAATCCTAATTGTCCAGGAACTAATACATGTAAATAATTCATTTATAAGTTCTTGAGAATTAATTAGTTATAGTTTGAAGTTTAGATGCCAAAAGTGAAGAACAATTGGAAAATACTCTAACATAAATCTTATCAGGGTTTTATATAGATAAGAACTAATAGCTATAACTAATTAATTTCTCATTTAACTAACAAGTTTAAAAACTAAACCTTATGATGGAATATTCATGGTATATACAACAAGAACTTGCTAAACTACCAGATGATACAGTAGTTACAGTAAAACTATTAAAAGCTATTATGTTGAAAGCTGATTTGGTTAAACAAGAACAAGAGCATAAAATGAATGAAATGGAAGTTGGATAATTAACACTATTATAAAGATATTTAGTTCTTTTATTTGATTAATAAACTAAAGAGGTCAGGTAGTTGACAAAACTGTTAAAAGTTCCTGAATATGACTAATTAATCAAATAAAACTTCCCAAAGAGTAATAGTTGTAATTAAAAACAGATACGCACAAATTAAATCCTACTAACAGCGTAGAGGTAGGAACTTTTATATTACAATTTATTACTCTAGGGAATGTTTTTTTAAATTATTTAACTCACTTAAAACCAATACTTTATGTTATTAACTAAAATACCACCATTTGTAGAAGGTGAAAAATGCTGGTGTGGAAAGAAAGCATTTCAAAAAATAGAAGTAATTCATGATAATAATTTTGTAGGTCATGCTATGAATACTTATATTTGTGAAGAACACTTTTATTTAGCTATGAGAGGATGTTCTAAAGAAGAATATATTAAAAAGATTGAAGATAATGGAGGAACTGTATTTAAAGATACAGATTTTGATAAAAATTTACTTAAAATCAACTAATTATGCTTTTTAAAAAATTAATATGGTGTATAATAGCAATGCTTTGGTCTCCATTTGAAGTTATTTATGAATTATTTACACAAGTACGAAGTAAAATAGCCTTATATATTATAAAGCAATTAATTCATTAAACATTTTCTCTATTATGCTTGAGAAAGCTTTTAGAGAGCAAAAAGAATAACTATCTGCTTAATAAATAGACAATACAACAATCCTTATATAACAGTGAGGGAATCCTTGTTTGAAACAACAGGTCATAGAGTTGTATAATCCAATCCTAATGGATGTTGTTTGTTTATGAGATATAGGGGTTGAAATACCTTATAAGTCTAATTAACTGGACTAAATCAAAATATTGTGCTATAGGAAACACACAGATAGTTATTTCTTTATTTTATTAACAATTTAAAAACATTATTATGGGAATTATAAATTCAGTTATTGTAGCAGCATTTATTGTTTATTATTTTGCATCTTGTCCAGACACATTTGGACAAGTATTACTATTTAAAGAAAATGAAACTTTATTTAGTATTTTTGTATGGTTATATATACTTTGGGGTGTAATTAATCTATTTTTCTAACAATTTAACACTAAAACCTATGGAACAATATACACATTTTCATCCTGTTTATGGAAAATTGAAGTTTATTAGAATAGCAGGAGTTAATAATACTTTTGCCTTTTTTAATAAAGAAAATGGAGAAACACGTCTTATTAAAATTTCAGAAGTAGAAGTATACAAACCAAATAATTTAACAAATATTCCTTATACACTTCCAATACCTATGTATTCTGGAACTTATTAAACTAACATTCTTTGTATTCCTGTTGTGATTAAGAAATACGGGCTATATTCATAAGATAAATCTTTGAAATAATAAGATGATGCGGTATTATAGCAGTCATAATGTTCTGAATTATAAGTAATAGTGTCAGCTTCTTATAATATTGCAGCAGGAATACAAAGAATTAAATAAACTAAAACAATGAAACATTTTAAATTACAATGTATTACAATTGAAGATGAGAAAGGATGCGATACCTTATATCTAATTACAAAAATATAATATGAAATCTATTATAGAGTTTAATAGTGCTGAACTATTAATATTTTTATTACTTTTATTAACTTTATTAAACATTTAAAAACTAAACAATGTTCACTACAAAACAAAACCCAACACAAGGAAGAAAACCTATGTCTGAAGAAGATTATAGAAAGTACAAAATTAGATTAAAATCTAATGCAAAAAAGAATTGGAAAAAAGATGTATTAACAAAACATAAATCTGTAAAAGATTATGAAAAAACTCTTGTTCCAATTAATTTAGAAGTATTAAAATCACAATATAAACCCAACTAAGATGGCTAAGAAACAAAAAAAACAACAAAAAAGATTAAATGCAAGAATAGCTGATTATTTAAAAACAACAGCTAATAGTAATATTGCACCAGGATTTACTAAACCAGGTTCTAACAACAAATAATTATGAGACCAACAATCTTTAAATTATTAGCTTTTTCATTTGTCATAGGTACTATGGCTCAATATGGAAATACTCCAATTCTATCACGACCTTATGAAGGTGGTATGGGACATGGACATACAACTTCTAGAAAGTGTTGGTCAAACAAAACTAATAGAAGAAGAATACTAAACAAAATTCAAAGAAAATCTCGTCAAAATAACTATTAACATGGAAGGAACATTAGAAATTTTTTATAATGATGGTTCTAAAAGAATCACTCATCTACACTCATCATTTTTTGATACAATCCGTATGGGAAGGAGTGTAATTACAGCTAAAGATAAAGCAGAAGGTCTCAGAATTGATTCTGGAGCTTCATCTTATAAGCTATTCAGGGGAGATAAAGAACTATAGTAAATAACTATAGTTATCCTTTATTTGACGTAATATTACGTATAATGCTAACTATATAAGGCATGAATAATAGAATTAATATAGAGTTTTATAGCAGGGTTTCTAAAAACTTGCTATTTTTTATTTTTATTTTAACTTTTTTAAATTAATTACAATGAAGTATTTAGAATTATTAGCTACAGGAGCAGTGGTAGCACGCAAGATTTGGGTGAATGAAACATCTACAAAAGATCAGGTAACTCTTCAAGTTGCCCAAAAAATAAAGTTGCCTGAAGAAGCAACAGTATTAAGTAATAAAGTTGCAGCACTTTCACAAGGATTTGATCCTAGTAAAATAGGTTTTAATACAGTTACTGCTTTAATTAGCATGAAACGTGAAATTGCACAACAAATGTTGGGTACTGTAAGTGAAGATTTTTCACAAACAGATAAAGCAATTGATTTGTCTAAAGTATTTGGCTTTAAATTAGAAATTAATGTAGTTGAAAATACTACAAAGAATCCTAAGAGTACTAAACAAACTCCAAAGGTTAATCCATCAACAAATGAAACATTGTTGTATAATGGCTTACCAATTTATCGTCATACTTCATTAGTTGAAGCAGGCACAGCTAAAAGTACATTCCTACGCCATACAAGCACATTAGCTGCTGGTGTAAGTACTAAACAAGCTTCTGCTGTATTTACTAATGTAGAAGATGATACTATTGGTGCATAATCAATAAATATTATAGCTATATGTGGGTGAAACTACATATAGCTGCAAAGAGTCCTGAAAATAATTATTTACGAGTAAGGCTCACGGAAAGTATTCTGATAGAAGTAATAGACTAGCTATTTTATAAAGTATAGTAAACACATAGTTAATGTTAATATACCTATAACTTTCAGAATATAAATTTAGGGTTTAGTGAGTATAGATTCTCTTGGGCATCCTACCAACTACTGAATAGGGAACAAAGAAATAAGTAGTCATGTTTTAGTTTACATGAGAGAATCTATTTTTTATTAATTAACAAACAAATTAAGTTTATGAAAATATTAGCACATTATAATTATTTATTTAAAAAAGGGGAGTTAGTTTATATTAATGACCCTATTTTAAAAATTAAAGGATTAGCAAGAGTAACAGCTACTTGCTATTTAGATAGATTACCTAAAAAAGAATTGGGTTATGGTTGGAGTTATGAATTACCTTTTCCTCAAATATTAGTTAAGTTTGAAAATGATACAAGAACTCAAACTGTTAATTACCCTTGTAATGAATTTAAATTCATTAGTAAATTAGTAAAAGTTAAATCATGCAAATAATAATTATAATACTACCAACGCTTTTATTAATAGAGTTAATGTTCAAACCAAGAATAGACATACAAAAAGATATATGCTTATTATGGTATAACTCACATCTAAATAACAAACTAATTCGTAACTTTATTAAAATATACTAATGAAACTAAAGAAACTGCTTAAAAAGCTAGATAAAATATCTTTTAACTCTAATAACTTCAATTTAAATAACAGCACAAAAACAACAAAGTCTTCAAAAAGAACTAGGTGAACTAGATCTTGAATTAGAAAGAGTAAAGAAATTAACAGCTACTATACCTGATTTAGTTAAGAGAAAGATGCAAGTGTTAAAACAATTAGGTTATACAAAATATAAATAGATGTATGAATAGCCTTTTATGAAAGCTAGACATATAAAGGTGACATCGAAGTGTTAGAGGAGTGCACTGAATCACTCCTCAATTTTTTAATTTTAAATTTAATAATATGAAACAAGCAAAATTAATATTTGGTGTATTAGGAATAACACTTATAACAAATATGTCTATATTCTTAGGAATAGTGATATATATGTAAAAATATAGGGGCTGCCGGGCAATGCTCTTTTATGATTAATATATAATTAGGTATGCGATTATGGTCTTATAACGCATTAAATAATAGACTACAATGTAATTGACAATACCATGTCTAATACTACATTTGATGATGTAATGAGTTTTATTGACTTTGTTGGTGAAGCAAATACATCTACTCCTACTCAAGTAGAAGTAACAAATGGCGAGCTTGTAGAGGCTTAGGAACAGAATATCCACGCACTGACGTCCTTGTAAGTGTATTGTGAGGAGAAGACGTTAAACTCACAGTAATATAAGTTAACATAATACTTTAAAAATATGTGTAAGTTGGAGAACTTAGTCGTAACATCTCATAAGGCTCTAGTCAAAGAGTATAAACTATGTCAAAACCTATAATTAAATTGTATTTAGATTATTATTAAGACCTGACTATCGTAAGTCAGCACCTCCACCAGGGGAGTTATCGTGGGAATTGAAAGCTTTCACTCAAAAGGTAGAAAGACTAAGTAGACAAGTTCAACTCTCGTACTCTCCACTAATAGTGTATGCAAGTGATAAAGCAAGCTAACTGTAAATTAGCTCTCGAAAGAGTTCAAGGGTTGAAATCCCTTCACTAATTGGAGTCATAGTTTAACGGATAAAACGAAAAATTTCTAATTTTTAAATTAAGGTTCGATTCCTTGTGACTTCACAGTAGTATTATTTAACATTTAAATTAAACAAACATGAAAAAGATAAATTAAACTAAAATTAAATTGACAAATAGAACAAATAGAGTAGAGCCTGAACTTAAGAAATCAATTGAAGAAGCAAATCTAGTAGTTTTGCGTGATAGAAAGACTTTAAAATGTTTAGGAGTAAGCTTTACAGAGCAAGGGTTAAGATTAGCTGCGGCTAACAAAAATGGAGTATTTTTATACTGTAAAGGACGTGTCACTAATTTAAAAGAAGCTATGACTGCTGAACGCAGTCCAGATGTTATTGTAGAGAAATTTGTACCTAGAGATTTTGATAAAAGAGATCTAGCTACAGCTGAAGTGCATTGGAGTTTGTCTGCCCGCACTAAGCTTACACAAAGACAGCAATATTAACAGAAGGGGGATTAATTCCCCCTTTATTTAAATTTAAATTATGGGAACAGTAATAGCATTAATTGGATCTATGATATTAGCGGGAGTTTCATTTATACTAGTATATACATTATTAGTATTTATTGGATTATCTTGGTTAACACCTTGGTTTATAATTGGAACCATAATATATATTTTAGGAACAATATTATATTCATTAGAAAATTAATTATAAAACAATATTTAAAAAACTAAACTAAACATGGCAATAATAAACACAACAGGAAACATTCCATTCTCTAAGAATAGAAATGGTAAATCTAAATCATTAGATGTAAGAGATATGTCTGGTAAGCCTATTAGAGGCTCAGTAGAAGGACATTATCAACAAGTTAATAGTAGAATACAGGATAGATATGATACTAAGAAAGAAGCCTTCCAATTGCTAAATTTTGAGCAAGTAAAAGATATTTATAATAATCCTATTAAACCTACAATATGTAGTAATACAGATAAAGCAGCATTGGCTGATGTATATTTTGATAAACAATATCAGGTATATGAACAATTGTCAATAGAACAATTAGAAGAGATTAATAATGAATCTCTTAATACAGTAGAAAAGATAGCTAAAGAAAGATGTTTAAAATTAAAAAAATTACAAAACAAAATTGATAATGAAACAAATAATGAGAATGAAGTATCATTAGATGTGGAATCACATACATAATTAAACTTTTTCTTAATTTAATATATTATATTATTAAACATTGCTAGATAGGGAACTAGCTTTAACATTTTGTGAAGATATAGCTCAATTAAGAGCCTTACATCTATTGTAAGAGGTTGCTGGTACATAGTCCAGTTATTACAACAATTCCGTTTAAAAAGGCTTCCCAAATAATATAATTCTGTTATTGTATTTAGACATATTAAAATTATGGTCAACTTCTTAAAATAGTCTATAACAAGATGAAATATTAGAATTCACTCCATTGAAATCACTATTTATTTACAATATCTATTAATTAAGAAGGTAATTTGTTAGCTCAATGGTAGAGCATTAAGATCTAATATACTATATTAATACCCCATCGGGGTTCCTTACATAAAAATATATTTAATTTTAAAGATATGAGTTCGATTCTCATACAAATTTCAAAATAAAAACATAATGAAAAAAATAATTTGTTATTTCTTTGGTCATATATGGTTATATAATTTCTCATATAAACCAAATTTAAGAATATGTATGGATTGTTACAAAAAACAATTTGCTACAAATACAGAATATCCAAAACTATATCCTTGGATAAGTATTAAAGAATTTAAATTTACAAAAGGATGTGAAAAAACAGATTTAGAATTAATTATTGAATGGTTAAATAAATAAAAAATGAAAAAGCCTTATAAAATAGATGTAAGAGAATTAGAGCATATCTCTAAAGAGGGAATTAAGGAATATATTGAAGAAAATATCAGAGATATAATTAACTTTGACTCAGATGATAATGTTAAAACTAAATCTCCTTTTATTGTTAAAGTTGAAAAGGTAGTTTATTCGTTTGAATTAAAAAGAGGGGACTGTATTGAATCTACTGATGAACATAGGATATTTGATTGGAGTATTACAAATTTAACACAAGTAAAACAATGAAATACATAATATTAATACTAAGTATATTTTTAGTTAGTTGTGATATGGGTAAAGATACCAAAGAATATAGATATTCTGGAGAAATTACTAGTTTAAGAATAGATGATGATGGAGAATATCACTTTTCTACAGATAATCTAGTAGAACATGATGTATACAAGATGAGAGTAGATATTGAAAGGGACAATACTAATTTTCCTCAATTACTTAAAGTCTTTATTATTACTAATTTTAAAGATGGCAGACAAAGAGAGCATGAGAGTTATGGAGATTACAAAATAGTTTTACCGTATAATTACAAAATAGAAACTTTTGATGATTAATTAAACAATACATTTTAAAAAAGATACAATATGATAACAACATTAATAATAATTTACTTAGTCTCTGTAATAGGGGCTTGGTTTACAATGAGAAAAGGAATTATTGACAATAAAGTTAGTTCAGGATTTCTCGTTGTATTAATTACAATCTGTCCAATTATCAATATAATATTAACAATTATGATATTTTTTACAATCTATAATGATAAAAGTGAAGATATTAGTAATTGGTTCTTTAAAATTCCAAAAAGATGAAACAATATATAGCAAGATATTTACCTACAGAAGGAGAATTAAAAGAAGAAGATAAAATATTTCCTAATCAGCAACATAAGGTAAAACTATTTCTTACTACAAATGATATACAAATAGATAATGAAGTTTATGATTGTTTTAATAACAAAATAGGACTTTGTGCAGAATTAAAACCTCAACCAGATGGAAAAATTGCTGTAATATTTGCAAATAAAACTTATTTATTTAAAGAGGAGTGTTATAAAATAGTAGGAGAAATTTCAGATAAAGCTATTTGGGTTAAAGATGGAGATGTTTTTAATGAAACTGAAGTTTATCATTGTCATTATTATTTTGAAGATGGTAAAAGATTTGCTACAGGTTCTTATAGCAAAGATGCTATTAGTTTATTTGAAATTAAATGTTCACAATGTGGTAGTTTCCACTAAATAAAGATAAAATACAATGAATAACATTAAATGTCCAAGATGTCAAGCTTACATGAGTAAATCATACCATAAAATGTCAAATCATGAAAGATATTGTAAAATGTCCTACACAAATAATGCTATTTTAACAAGTTTAAAAAGACTAATTAGTGAACATATGAAACAAACACTAACAATAATATTACTCCTACTGTCTACTATATTATACAGTCAGACACCTGTAAAAGTAATAATTACAACAGAAGAAGGAAAAGTAGGTAAATATTTTGAAGACAATCAAGTATTACATCATTTATATTGTATAGATTGTAATCCTTGTCCTTTTGTTTTATATTTAGATAAAGGAGATTATGGATTTGTAAGCACAGATTATAAAAGAATTGCTTGGTTTAGAATAGAAAAAGATAGTGTATATGTATTAGATAAGAGTAAAGATTTAAATTTTACAATAAAACAAGAATAATGAAAGTATATGTAGTAACATGCCCTGAAAATGGGTGGGATTGTCTTTGTGGAGTATGGGCAAACATTAGAGATTGGTTCAAATATAATGACATGGAAGAAGCTGATTATGAAAAACTTGAAAAACAGTTAGAAACATCAGGTGTTTATACAGGATTGGAGCCTTACGTAATTTATAAAAAAGAAATAAACTAATTTAGTATAAACTTAAAAACTATGAAAACAGACTACATTGTCCTAAACAAAAATAAAATAGAAGAGAGGATTAAAGAGTTAGAAGATTGGTTTAAAAAACAAAATGATAATGATTTAGAAGGATTGACTTTATTTACATATTTTGAAAATAGTAAAACACGAGAAACTCTTCAAGAACTACTAAAAGAAAGTATAGAGGCAGAAGAATTATTTAATGCTGCTAGACAGTGTTCAGAAGAATATAATGGAAATGGAGAATATAACATTCTATCTTATTGTGGAGATGAACCTGTAGCTAAATATACAAATTGGGAAGAATATACTAAAACATTAAATATATGGCATTAGAAGAATTAATAGAACAAAAAGCTGATAAATATCATGAAGAATTAACTAATTTTAATGATTATACAGTAGAAAATACCTTTAAAGCTGGATTTGAAGCTAGTAAAGTATTAGAATTTGTTGATTGGATATTTGACAAAAGTTATTTTAAATATTATGACCAAACTCAGGATTGTGTTTATTGGATGAATAATATTACTACTGATGAATATAAAACTACAGAAGAGCTTTATTTAAGATTTTTAAATGAAACAAAATGAACTACAATTTAAACAAAAAGCTAATAGAAGAATTAGGAGAAGGGAGAATAGCTATTGATAATACAGGAAATCTAAAATTAGATTTATTAAAAGCTATAATGTTAGAAGCCTTCCCAAAATATGGGAGTTTTGACGGATTGGGTGGCTCAAATAAATATTACTTTAAAGATAGGTTCGGTAATTATTTTTTATGGGAATCTCAGTCAACTACAAATTTACCAACAGTTTCTTTATTAGATTTTATAGAAAAAGAATGGAAATATACAGTAGATTATGTTAAACAGAATAAAGTAGCTATTAGAGTTAATACTATAGAAGAGGGTAAAAAAGTAGTCAATCTGATTGGATTTCCTTATCATGGCAATTATCCAATTAAAGATTATGAAGAATTTTGTATAGATATAAAATCCACTAATGCAAGTTTTACTCACTGTCATAAGTATTATTATATAGAACAACATTATGAAATAATAAATGCTTCAGATTTCATTAAAAACAACACAAAAATGGAAAATAAAGAAGAAATAGTAGGGTGGAAAATAGATAAAAAAGATTATTTACATGCTGCAAATTGCATAAGTACTCTTGAAAACATTAAAGAAGATACTATTTTAACTGAATCTGAATGGTCACGCTCTCTTAAAAAGTTAAGAGAAGCAGGAGTATTAGATTTATGGTTTAAGGAAGTTTATACTACAAAAGAAAAAGTTCTTACACTATCTAATGGCAAACAAGTAAAAATCAGAAAGGGTGAGATATTAGCAATTTTAGATTCTATAGGGTCAAAAATAGAATTAAATTCACTTACTGCATTATTAAGACCATTTTTTAGTCAATTAAAAAATTGGCCAGTAGAGCTTACAGATGCTAAATACAAAATAGGATGTTGGGAGAATGTTACTTTAGCTGACATAAAACTTATTATTAAAGAATATGAAGAATTAAACAAATAATTATGTTATTAATGATTACATTATATTGTATATCTCATTATACAATAAATTTTTATACTAAAGAGTTTCTAAATAATTTATTTAACTTTAACTAATAACATGCCAACACCTACCTGTATTATTTGTGGAACTAATTCTGATAACCCTAAACCATGTGAGGGATGTACATTATGAAAATATTAAAATTACCAAAAACACCTAAAGATAAAACTAAATCTTATATTAAGAAAGTTTATCCTAAAGGTATTAAATTTACAGGAGATTAAATTATGAAGAAATATAAATTAATTAAAGAGTATCCAGGTTCTTCTAAATTAAATTCCATAGAAGAATCTAATAATGTATTTATTATAAGAGATAAATACAATTTTAAGGAATATTGGGAAGAAATAAAAGAAAAAGATTATGAAATTGTATCTTTCAAATCAACTACAAAACATCCTAGACCAAATGAAATTATAACTTTAGATAATAATACATATAATTATCAAATTAAACCATCAGATATATCATGTAATATAGAAGAAATGTTAGAATCATTAAATAATAATTATGTAATTCTATATTCTGTTAAAAGATTATCTGATAGTGAAGTATTTACTGTTGGTGATAGTGTCGATACAGGTGGTAGACCTTATAAAATTTTAAGTTTTGAAACAGATGATGAACTTAAAATAAGAACTAAAAATCCTCATACTTCTTGGACAGATGGTTTAGGAGTTTATTTAAGAATAGAAGATGATTATAGAACAACTATTCGCAATATTCAAAAAGTTAAAAAACAACCATTATTTAAAACTGAAGATGGTGTTTCTATGTATACAGGTAACACTGTTTGGCATACTAATATTAATTATACAAATCTAAAAAATTGTATTTGGTCTAGTATTGTAGACCAAACTGAACCATTTACTCCTATAAAAGGATTATTTTCAACTAAAGAAGCAGCAGAAGAGTATGTAGTATTAAATAAATCAACATTATCCATTAATGAAGTATTAAATGTATTTAATAATGGTACAACTTCATTTAAAACAGGATTGGAAGAATTAGTAAAACAAAAATTGAAATAGTATGTTAAAAAAGACTCAATTACCTTGTTGTGCTATATGTTTTTTGTCACAAACTGAAAATGATACAACACAAGAAGAATTAAATCAATTTATTAATCAACTCAAAAAAGAAGCATTTAGTAAAGAATGGACATATGCTGAAAGAGAAACAGGAGAAAGAAGTATATTGACTGTTACATCTCCTAAAGAAATAACTTTAGATGAAACTTTAAAAAAAGTAGGATTTAATTTAATAGAAGATACACTACAAAGAAGATATGGTTATGTAGAAGGTAACCTTAAATTATGGGTGTATAAATTCTAAGCATTTAATGTATTATAAATTTAATAATTAAAAAATAATGAAATACAAAAACAAAGTAAAAGAAACTAAATTTAAGACATTTTCAGTAGGTCATGGTGATGGATACTGGATAGAAAATAGTAGAGAAAATGAATGGGATGATGCTAATATAGTAATATTTCCTGGTGGTGCAGATATAAATCCTGCTATTTATAATGAAAAAGCTGGTCATAGAACTAGTTTTTGGGAAGATACTGATGAGCGTCATATAGCTTATTACAAGAGAGCTTTAAAAGATGGTAAATATATCATTGGAATTTGTCGTGGTGCTCAATTGATGTGTGCTATGCAAAATGAAATAGGTGGTAAACTTATACAAGATGTAAGAAATCATCATGGTAATCATGAAATTACTACACATGATGGTATAACACTTCTTACTAATTCTATACATCACCAAATGCTATATCCTTGGAATATGCCAAAGGACAAGTATAAAGTATTAGGTTGGACAGAAGGATTAAGTAAAAGCTATTTAGATGGTGATAATAAGCAAACTGTTTTTCCTGATTTTGCAAAAATTAATGATAATGTAATTGAACCAGAAATTGTTTGGTTTCCAGGAATTAAAGGTTTAGCTATACAATTTCATCCTGAAATGATGGGATACAATAAATATAGTTATGAGAAAACATTAAACTATCTAAACGAAGTGATAAATAATACATTTGAAAATAATGATTATTTTAAGTTAAAAAAAGAAGAACAATCAGAAGTACAAGTATTTAATAACATTGAAAATCAATAAAATGTCGCAAGATAAAACAAAACACATAGGAATTGTAGGTTGGAGTACAGGTGAAAACTCATTTGGAGTAACTAAATCTTATCTTGAATACTTTTCTAAATTTGGTATAGTAGAAATATTAACACCACAAGAAGGTATAAGAGAAGGATTAGATTTAGTAGTATTACCAGGTGGTAAAGATACACCATCATATAGATATGGTATGGCACCAAGTTTTATGAATAGTGAATCAGATGCATATAAAGAATATTTCTTTGAAGTAAATTTGCAACAATATATTGATGCTCAAGTTCCAATATTTGGTATATGTTTAGGTATGCAACAAATAGCTGTAAAATATGGTAGTGTAATTACACAGCATATGTATCATCCTTATTCTTCACCTAGAGGAGAATTAACACATAAAATATATCAGCCTGTAAAAGATAATGATGGAAATTTATTATATTATCCTGAACTTAATAGTTTAAAATTAAGAGAAGTAGCAAAAAACAGAGAAATTAAAGTTAATTCTTTACATCATCAAGCTGTAAGGTGGAATAATGTAGGATCTGATTTAGAAATTCTTTATGTAGATGAAGACGGAGAATATGTAGAAGCTCTTAAACACAAAAGACTTAATGTAGTAGGGGTACAATGGCATCCTGAAGAGATATATGATAAATTCTCTAACAAAATTATAACAAATTTATTAAATGGAATTAAGATTTAGAAATCCAATCAACAAATATAAGAATAGTGATCCTACCAAATGGTGTTTAAATACTCAAGGTGTATTATATCCTACAAGTGGAACAGTAGAAGAACGAACTCAAGGATGTATGCAATTTTTGAAAGATAATTATTATAATAACAATGCTAAATATATAAAATTCAGACCAGCTGATGCAAAAATTAAAAATTATACAAAAGAAAAAATAGATAAATGGTTAACATTTTTAAAATCTAATTTTGATTTAGTATTTGAATATGATGATGATTTCTTTACTATAGATAAGTCTGAAGTAAAAAGTGGATTTAAGATGTATATTACAATGATATTAATTAGATACTTATGGTATCCAACATATAATATAATTGAAGAAACATATAGAATACTTGAAATAGATAAAGATATAGATCCTTTACAAGCTTTATTATTAGCACATTATAACAGTAGAAATCATAATGCTACATTTACATTATTTACTCCTACACATCCATTTTTTCTTATTACATCTGAAGAATTAAAGAAAGATTTAGACAGTTGTGAAAAAGGAAAATTAAATATAAAATACGCTAATTATTATTTTGGATTTTATGCTTTTGTAAATACTAGTGATTCAAGATTTAATTTATCTTCTTATTTTATAAAAGAATTATATTTTAAATCAATTCAAAAATATTATCAACAGAATAATTTTAATGCCTGTTTAGGAATAATTAGTGATTTTCATAATACATATCCATCTACAAAATGTTTACATTATGATACTAATTCAAGTACTCCTATTAAGCAAACACCTACTTTAACAGAAACACGAAGTCTTGAAATAATTAAAAAACTATTAGAAGAATTATTTGAAACAGAAGTTAAGAATATACAATATTTTGTTAATGTTTTAGGAGTTAAATTACCTGAAATCAAATCTAATTCTTACTATATGCATAATAATTCAGGTAATATAGAAAAATTAGTTTCTTATCAAGATTATTCTTCTAATGGAAAATATTTAGTAGGTAAATCATTGAATGAAGAAACTTACAATAGTGATTCAAGAAATTATCCTTTATATCTTTTAATATTTGAAATAAATGAAAAAACAAAACAAACCAATAATTAGTAACCTACTTGTAGGTTCAGATCCAGAAGTATTTCTTTGGAATAATGTAAATAATGAATTTCACTCTGCTGTAGGATTCATAAAAGGAACTAAGAAGAAACCATTACAAATGGATAATCTTCCTAAAGGTTTTATGTGGCAAGTAGATTGTGTAGCACTTGAATATAATATTCCACCTGCTAAAAATGAAGGTGAATGGATAGCATATCATAAACAATCTTTAAAATACATGAAAGAACATCTTCCAGAAGAACTGGATCTTGTTATTCAGGCAAGTGCAAGATTTAATGCTAATCATTTAAATACAAAACAAGCTAACACTTTTGGTTGTGATCCAGATTATAATGTATGGAAGGGTGAACAAAACACTCCACCAGATGCAATAGATAATTTAAGAGTATGTGG